CCTGATTGATGCACTTGAGGCAGAGACGGAAAAATTTGAAGTGCTTGCTGTTGATGCAGCAAAAAAAGAAGCCGACTATAAATCCAACTGGGCAAAGGAGTACCTGTCGGCAAAAGGCTCAATCAAAGAACGTGAGGCTTGGGCTGATTACAAACTTGACCAAATGGCTTTTGACTACAAAATAGCAGAGGCACTCGTCAAGACAAAACGTGAATCACTTTTGTCGTTACGCACATCAATCGATGCAATGAGAACCCTCAATGCAAACGTCAGGGTACAGGTATGAACAACATTCATCCATCTCTAAAGCCAATGGCCGTTGATATTGATTCACTCTCTCCGCTTGATGGCAACCCACGAGTTGGGAACGTCGATGCAATTATGTCTTCGTATGCAGAGTTCGGCCAAGTTAAGCCAATCGTGGCAAGAAAAAATGACGATGGTACTGCAACCGTAATAGCTGGCAACCACCAGCTTGAAGCAGCACGAGCACTCGGTTGGGACAAGATTGCTGTTGTTTATCTTGATGCAGACGATAAGCGTGCAATCGCATTTGCTCTTGCAGATAACAGAACCATGGAGCTTGGCTATACGGAACCAGAGCTGTTGTCCGAAATGCTTCTTGACATAAGCGACTTCTATCCCGAACTATTAGAGGACCTTGGCTGGGATGAATTTGAAATAGCTGCAATCGAAAGTGCAGTAATAGTAGATGAAAACGATACGTTCTCAGACGAAGACTTCGAAGAATCTGAAGAGCTTGCGCAATCAAAACGCGAGTACGAGCAAGCAATCTCTTCTCTCCAAACAATGGTCAAAACAGACAAAGACGGCGAGAACAGAATTGTTGCTCCAACCGATATTGACCAAAACGATATTGCTACGCGTGGTTCGACAATTGCTGTTCCTGGTGCCGCGCCAAAAGCGGCAGTTCAGTTCGTAATTGTTTTTGATGATGCTGACCAACAAGCAGTTTGGTACAAATTCATAAAATGGTTACGAGCCGACCCTGGCATTGATGGTTCAACAACTGCAGAAAAGTTAATCAACTTTATTGACTCACACATGCCATGACACGTCAAAGAATGTTCTTGGAGATGTCGTGTGTTGATGCTGCACGTCAACGCATTAGACACATTTACGACCAATTTGACACCGTATGCGTACAGTTCTCTGGCGGAAAAGACTCAACTGCAGTTCTCCTTCTTGCAAAAGAGGTTCATGAAGAAAGAGGACTCGGTCCAGTAAAAGTAATTTTTAGAGATGAAGAAATGGTTAGCCCCAAAACCATTGAATATGTCGAGAAAGTTCGCAACTATGACTGGGTTGATATGGAGTGGTATTGCCTTCCATACCTTGCTGAGGTGTGGGTTCTTGGCAAGCGCGAGCACATTATTCTCTGGGGAAAAATTAGGGGTGAAGAAGGTAGGTGGGTGCGTGACATGCCATCGTGGGCAATCAATGCGCACCACTTTGGTCTCGACCATTCCAGGTCACTTCCGGAGCAAACAGACTTCTACACGATGCAAGGCAAGAAGGGCAATACTGCATTCATTACAGGAGTCAGGGCGAGCGAGTCAATGGTCAGGTATCGCTCGGTTGTGCAGAAACTCCATGAAAATTACATCGTTACGCCATATCGACTGAAGAGCGGAATACCACTAAAGCTTGCAAAAATCATCTACGACTGGAATACCGATGATGTATTCAAGTTTATTGCTGAAGAGCACGGCTATCCATACTGCGAGTATTACGACCTTGCCGCTCTTACCGGCAGCAACACTAGAGTCGGGATACCTCTTCACGCCGTAGCTATACGCAGGATAGGTGATGTTGTACAAACTGAACCAGATTTCTACGACAGACTTGTCACTTGTTTTCCGCACATAGATGCGCAAAGAAGATGGTGGCCGGATTTCAATATAGAAAAACTAATCACAAATTATTCGAAAGATGGATTTTCTGGAGCATTGTCGCTTATCGAAGATTTCATGCTCGGCGAAGACAGGAAGCGTGAAGCAAAAGCATTCGTGGCAAAATTCAGACAAAAGCACAATCAAGACCCATATGGATATCCAATCAGTTGGCTGATGAGAACATTGCTGCTGAATGAAATTGACTACAACTCTCCAACACCAGTTGGACCGAAGACTAAAGCACATGCAGTTCGAGTTATAGAGAATACCGAGGAGGTATTGAGCAATGTTGAATATTAAATACGTGGATGCTTCCACTCTTAAGGTTCCAGATTGGAAATGTACGCACACGCTGAGACCAGACCTGCTAGTTATTTCCTCATCGCTTCTTGAATTTGGATTCATTGAGCCAATTCATGTTCTTAAAAGTACTGGCGAAATAATTGATGGCAGCGAGCGCTTCAAACTTGCAACGAATGTTTCGAGAATTATGGAAAAAGTAAAAGGTAAGATTCCGGTAATCGAGCACGACATCACTCAGCTTGAAGCGATGATGCTTCACTTACGTTTAAATCGAGGTCGCGGTTTTCTTGTGGCTAAGGATGTATCAAAGGTTGTAAGAAAACTCAAGCAATCTGGGAAGTACGGAAAGTCTCAGTTTGATTCACTCCTTTGCATGAAGACGGATGAACTCGAACTCATGCTTGATGGTTCTATTATTAAAACTCGAAAAATATCAGAACATACATATTCTCGAGCATGGGTCCCAATCGAGGCCCCCGCAGGGACCGTGGACAATGGTCCATCTATAGAGAGACCGCCAAACGGCGATAGGTGATGGTGCTACAATAAACCTTATCTGTATTCACGGTAACTAAGGACTAATCACTATGCCGCAACCGATTTTTGGACCAGGACGCTCAGAGCAAGCAGAAGCATTGCTTCGTCGTGAAAGAGATTTGCGAGCACGGGCCAGAGGTGGTCGGCCATCACAGCGTGGCGCACGCGAGTTGGCTCGTATTGGTCAGCAGATTACCGAGAACTTTGGGAATAGAAGACTTGCACAGCAACTTGCTGCAAATGCGCGACGTAGAGCAAATACCAACAATAGAGCAGCTCGCGTTAGAAGCGATGTCCGTGAACGCGACTTGATGCGTCAGGCGAACAGAGTCCGTAAGGCCGCTGCTAAGAAGGCAGCCAAGAAAGCAGCTAAAGCCGCAAAGAAAGCAAGACCAGCAAAGAAGGCAGCTAAGAAAGTTGCAAAGAAGGCAAGACCAGTGAAGAAGGTCGCTAAAAAAGCAGCTCCAGTCAAGAAGGCAGCCAAGAAGACGGCAAAAGCTCGTCCAGTTAAGAAGGCTGCCAAGAAGGCAACTCGCCGCTCAAGATAATTAGTTTAGCTCTTAAATAAAAGAGCGCTAAATATTGAAGTGCTACAATTGGACTGAAAATTTGTAGCAAAGGTGAGTCATGCTCGTTTCCGTCCCAGACTTAGTCACATACATGGATATCTCCCTATCCCTGCGCCAGCAAGATGCTGCGGGGATGGTTCTTGAAGGTCTTCAGAGCGAGCTTGAGGCATACCTGAGAAGGCCAGTTAAGCCAACCGAGTTCACCGAAGAATACGTGCTTGATTCTGGCCACGTAGGTGTTCCAATGGGGACGCTGCTCTCTGTTGACCGCCCAGTAAATGATTCATTTACAACATCAAGCCCAATAGAGGGAACTACGTATTCCGAGCCACCACAAACTATTTATCTCCGCAACTCCCCTGTGGTTGATGTCGAAACCGTAACTGTTAAACCGCAATTCGGAACTTTGCGCACACTCGAAGCAGAGAAGGATTACATTGTTCGTCGTTATGGCATTGACTACTTCTACGGTATGGCTAACGATGTTGTTACTGTTACCTACACAGCCGGTCTTGATGGAGACAATATCCCCGCGTTTAAATTGATGATTCTGCGAGCTGCGACTCGCGAAATGCAAAACATGCATGATGATGTTGTCGGTGTTAAAGACTTGAATACAAGAAACGTTGCACCGCTTGAAACGGGATTTACAGACCGAGAACTGATGGCGTTGAAAAGGTATAGAAGAGTAAGAGTTGCATAATGGCTAGAGTTCAAGGCCGTATTACAATCGAGGTCGAGGTTGAAGCAGACGATGTTCTAGACCTTCTCGATAAAATGGATGACAGAATTGGCGATATGCGCCCAGTCTTCCGATGGACAAAGGGCTACCTAGAAACCGCAAATGCTGCAAACTTTGCTGCTAATGGGTTGCCTACAGGACAACCATGGAAACCACTCGATGCGCAGTATGGTGCATGGAAGGCGCGCAATTACCCAGGAACTGGGATGCTCCGTCAAACTGGCAGATTATTTAGAAGTCTTACAAGCCTAAGCGACTCATCTGCAAATATCATTTCTAAAGACACAGCAACGTTTGGCACCTCCGTGGAATATGCAAAATTTCATCAATACGGAACAACAAAAATGCCAAAAAGACAAATTGTGTTTACTCCGCGTGAGTTCCCGAAGGAGCTTGGAGTGACGATGGCTAAATACATCGTTCTTGGTGAGGACTCAATCATATGAACCTAATGCACGGCCCACAGTTTGCGAAAAGCTATGTCAATGAATATCTTAAATCTGATATTCCTCTCAGAATAATTGATTACAGAAATGGCTGGAATGTTGACGACATAACACTCCCCGACCCGGTTGATTTTTTTATCCATGAGCCAATCGCCATGGACAACTGGCCGACGCTTATAACAATTGCAATTTCCACCAGCAAAATGGAAAGAATCGGCCATGACGGCCCAGACCCTTTGTACAGGGTTGACTACGCAATGAGAACATATGTATGGGTTAGGGCTGGCGGAGCAGAAGAGGCCACGATAATGCGCGACCGACTGACTACCGTCGTTCGTTCGGCACTACTAGATAGACCATGCCTGAACGCTTATGATTCACGGAATTCTTTTCAGGCAATGATTGACGAGACGACGATGAGGGAAGAATTCTCAGACCTGACGCTCCTAAAGGGAGACAGGTTCCTTGCTGGGTCGTATGTTGCCTATACGTTGCAAATTGATGAGGTTGTAAGTAGAAAAGCCATTGGTGAAGTTGCAGAGTTTGACTTCGAAGCTCGTCAAACGCCGATTGGCGAAGATTTGCCAACATTCGTTGAGGATGAGGCATGATTTTTAAGAGTTTAAATAAAAAATCCGTTTACAGTAGTTCTTTTGAACAGTTGCATTAGAAAATCTACTTTCATCTGTACAATTGAACTCGATAGCGGGATACCCAAACCGTAGACGAGCAACAGGAGTGTCCAATGCCCGGTGTAGTCATTTCAACAGCAGTCAGAACAGGCCCTTCAGCAACGACCGTTCGCGAGTCGTCGCAGCTGTTCGTCGTCGGCCTCGCAGAGCGTGGCCCTTCAGATGAGGCAGTGCTTGTAGAGAGCATCGCTGACTTCGAAGCAACATTCGGTGAGTATCAGTCATATGCATACCTCCACCCAACCGTTGAGACATTTTTCGAAGAGGGCGGCACACAGTGCTATGTAGCACGTGTTGTAGGTAGCGCAGCGACAGTTGGCACCAAGGCTCTTCTTGGAACTAGTGGTCAGTCTGCATCAACCGTTCTGACACTTGATGCAAATGGCGCTGGAGCGTGGAGCAGCGATGTAACCGTAACTGTTACACATCCAAGCGCAGACACATTCAAGGTTTCCCTTGCTTACGCCGGAGACACGATTTACACAACCGGCACAGTATCAACTGTTGCGCAGGCTGCTGGAAGAATCAACCTCAGCTCAGTTGCTTCACGTTACGTAACTGCGACTGCAAACTCAAGCGCGACAACTCGTCCTGCAACAGTTTCTGCACAGGCTCTTTCGGCTGGAGATGATGACCGTTCATCAGTAACGCAGAGCGACTACGCAGATGCACTCGACTTGTTCCTGGACTCGTACGGAACTGGTGCGGTTGCTTGCCCAGAAGACCATACCCTCACTATGAGCGAAGACCTTGTTGCTCATGCGAATACGAATAACAGAATTGCAATTCTG